CCGTCTTGGCCCTTGTAGTTTTCTTCCAGGCAACGGAATATGGGATTGATGTCCGATTCATACAGTTGCTTGCCTGACTGTATGCGGATCTCTTTGCGGAACTCTTTGTTGTTGCGAGTCGAGAAGCGGCTGACTGGCGTGCCGAATAGGCTAGTAAATTTACCACGAGGGTCATCATAGTAGAATGTGTAGTTGGGTGCGTATTCTTGATAGCGACGTTCGCCATCTCTGCGTTCAACTACATGTATGCGATCGTGTTCACGATCAAATAGTGCATCAATATAACTCAAATTTTTCTCCGTTTATGGCCGGTTGACCATGATTCATGTTCGTGACGTGAACGACTCGCTGTTGTTAAAACAGTACTTATAAGGTCTTGCCCACAGTGGTCAAGATTTGTTCCAGCAACTCGTGATCCTGTTGCTCGCGACCAAACTCACTCTTGTGTGCCAAGCGGATGGCTTTTTTTAGCACATTGGGTTTGATATCTAACTCTTCGGCAATGGCCTTGACAGTGTCATTGAGTCCGCCTGTGAGCGTTTCAATTTCGTGCATGACAGTCATGCCTTCGTTGATTACCTGATTGAGTTTTTTGGTTTGATCTGCTGAAAATACGCGATTGTTTGACATGTGTTTCTCCTTGTACTAGTATTATACAGTATTTTTAACCAAGGTCAATATGCGATCCGCCCATTTCTGGTGACATTGTTCAGAATGATGCATGTTGTCTGTGGCTGCTGAATCGAAATGCCAGGTCAGCCCTGGCTGTTTTTCGTCCAAATGCACTTTGATTCCCAGTTCCAATAGATCTTGTGCCGGTCCGGCCACGTCGCTGTCCATGCTCTCCAAACAGATGTTTATCAACGCGGGCTGGCACCGTCGATTCAAATCGATCACTGCCTGGCGCCATTCAGAGATAAAACTTTCAGGACACATTCGTAATCTTTGGGAAAAATTCTCATCCATAGCATTGACATTGTAGAAATGTGGTTGTTGATTGATCAACTTCATGCTACGATAAGGATTGGGCCATTGTACAACAACCAATGTGGGTTGGGTCGGAGCCTCAGCCAGATAGTCAATCAACACATCCGCAACGTATCGAGCACAGGCACTACCACGTGCTAGATTCGTTAGATTAAGGTTCAATTGCCGACTCAACACATTGGCCCAGCTACGATTGATATCTACACCTACTCCGGCAGTGTGACTGCAACCGGCCACTAGCATGTGTGAACTTGATGTCATGCACGTAATTAGCTCACTTTAAGGGTCACGGTAGCGAATCGTTAACCTAGCCCAGCAGCCGGGCACCCTCGCAACTAGTGCGGTCCTAAGGGTATTCTTTTATTTGCGTCCAATCACCATGTAACGAGTGTATTCGGTTTCAGGATCACGTAACTGCATGCGACCGTGATACATGACTTCACTCAAAGGAAAACGGTCTATGATGCTCTGGGTACTTTCAAAATTTGTGTTGGGATCATGATCACGTCCTTGAAGCACCACCAAGGTTCCGTCGGGAATGTTTAGGAACCATGCTCGGCCTGGCATGTTAGTAAGGCTAGCATTGACCACAACACCAGAACTACCTAGCTGTCTGTAATCAAGTCGGTTGGCATCGGCCAGCATGTATTCCACATTGTCAGCGCCAGCTAGATCCAATAACTTACGACTGGTTGTCAAAAACTCTTTGTTTTTTTCTACCAAGATGATTTTGTCTGCTGTGATGTCAGGTTGTAATTTCATATACAAGGCCAGGTTGCCGTACCAGGAACCCAGTATGTAGACTGCACTAAAATCTTGTTGTATGCGTTCTAGTTCTGACAGCAACCAGATCTTGCTGGCAGTGAGGTCACGTGTCATGCTGCCTGATAGACTGCTACCACTTGACTCGTCTAAGTCAGGCTGGTGCGTAAGGAAGTCTAGGAGTATCACTGCCGTCGTCCTCAGGATAAATTGGATAATGGTTCATTTGCCGTCCACGTGTAGTTGACTGCCTTTGTTGAAACTAGGGCTAAATGGACTTTGTGCCACACGACCACCCTTGCTTTGGCTCCAGGCATAACCGGCACGGTGACCAGAACAGTCTTTGGTGCATTCGCTACCTAAGAAACTAAGTTCGGCCAACATGTCTTCACTGATAGGACCGCCTTCTACCCAAGCCGAACACGTTCTCTTGGCTGCACACTTGAACTTGAGGAATTTACAATAGCCAAGTGTACCAGCATCTATGGTGCTTGCGGGATCAGAACCGGGTTCGCTTCCAATGCCTTTTGCAATACATGCCTGCATTTTTTCTGTGATGTCAAAGGCCGCACAGTTGCCACATCTTGCTGACTTTGCTTCTTCAGGTGTGGTGTTCCACTCGTTGGCGATCTTTTGCCAGTATTCGTCGTTGGGCTCATTGGGATTTAATGGACCATAGTCATATTCATCTATGGCTTTTTGTCGATTCTTCAAGTTGAGCTCAATGCTTTGCGTGGCTGGAGGACAACCTGACTGTACCGCTTCAACTAAGTTAATTAAGTCTCTCATTTTTTCTTATTGCCCCAGTTGGCGGCACCTTTCTTACGACATTGCACCAGCGCACCTGATGCATAGGCCGACGGCCAGACCTTGTAACGACTTTTTACTTTACTATAACAGGCATCTTGTTTTTCATCAAGCTCTTGTTCTCGAACTTTTGTGGCCACATTCTTGGCCGGGCCTCTACGTTCAGGATTGGGATCTTCTCTACGCTTCTTGGCAGCTGCCGAAGCACGACCCTTCTTTCCCAGGGCCTGTGCCTTGCTTTGTGGCAAGCACTTGGGTTTGCCTTCACTACTTGATCCTCTAGCACAGTCACCACGGATCTTGCCGTCGGGACCAAAGCGCACCCACTTTTCCTTGAACCATTTTTTCAAATCTTCGGCTAATTCTTTTTGTTTTGCCGCAAGTGCTGTGTCTGCGTCTTGGGGGTCTGACGCTGACAACTTGCCCATGATGATCATCTGTTCAATGCGTTTCGCAAGTTCCTTTGCCTGGGCACCATCGTTGTCTTTCAAAGCCTGCTTGAACTGATCCAACACAGGTTTGACCTTCTCATAAGTCGCACGATTCATGGTCACGCCTTTTTGTTCCAGGGCATCTACAATTTGACTTCCTTGATATTTTTTTAGCTTGTTGAGTATGGTATAGTAGGTTCCTACTGCGAATGCGCCGCCGGCTATGATAACTAGACCCAGTAGCTCTCTAGCAGTGTTGTCCAAGAATGGATCCACAGTTTCTTCAACAGGCACACAGTTGGGCACCTGACGGTCGCCCTTCTTTTTCATGCCGGCTTGCCGATATCCTGTCCAGCATGCTTCTTGGATTTCTGTGAATTTCATTTTTTCTTTCCCGCACAATGAGCTTTTTGTGAGAATCCTTTTGGATCGGCACAGTTGATTGAGCTCTTGTATTTGGCACTCCACTTCTCATCTAGATTTTCTGGCACCCCTAATATCTGCTTTACTTGATGCACATAAGCACTGACATCGCTGCTGCCAATTTCATCCACATCGCCTACATTGTAGGCTACTTCTTCTATGGCCTGTGTGACTTTATCTAATCCAAATTCCATTATTAGGTCAGTATGTGCTACCAGGATACGTTTGATAATAGCCATTTCAACTGCTTCGCTGTCATTGTCTTCACGGAGATGCTGATAGCGTTGCTTGAGCATTTCAAGTTCCTTACGCAGGATCTGTAGATTGGCCGGATTGCGTTCCTGGGTCATCATGCGTTGTATCTTGTCCACACGGTTCAACAGTTCTTGACGTGTGGTAGGTTCTTTTTCTGCCTCCGCCATGCTTTGCGACAGTTTTTGTTTGAGTGACTGGATCTTTTGCTGATACATTTTGCATTTTGCATCATCACCGGCACGATTTGCAGCCAGAGCCAGTGCTTCCAACTTGGACATTCGCTTTTTGACATCATCGGCGCCTTCCGCCACACCTTGTTCATCTTCAAAGGGCAAGAACCAGAACCAGTTTTGGAATCCACCCGGGTTGGTGTCGTATTCCATGTGGGCACTGTTCCTGGCCGTGGCCATCATCCTCTTGAACTCACCTTCGGCACCGTGTAGTTCAGCATAGTTTTCCAATTCATCATACAGTTGTCCAGCAAGGAAACTGTCTCTGTGTCGTTCGATCTTGGGTGCCAAGCGGCGATATATTTCAGCCATGCCTGCCTTTACATTGGTCACAGTTTCTGCTAACCCCTTGGCTTTGGCTTCTCGGTCCAGATCCAATCTGCGTTGTAGAACAGCCGCTTGGTCGACATCCTTGTTCAATGACAAGTCATGTAATGCACGACGCTTGGCCTCATAGTCGCCTTTGGGATCTTTTGGATTTAGTGCAGTTTCGTTGATGTCTTCCATGTACTGTTGCATGAACTGATAGTATGATCTGCCAATGGGCAAACGATGTCGTCGGATTATCATGCCAATCTGTCCCAGCAGGCGACTCTTGCTGTTTACACCCAAGGCAGGATCTTTACTGATGGCTTGTATGGCTGCTCGCACTGCGTCTACGTCATTTTCAGCATCAATGGCCAGATAACGGTGTATGAGTTCTTGTGGCTGACCTTCGGCAACCAGTTCAAAATTATCTACGTTGGCAGACTGTTGTCGGCGCAGACTCTTCAAGCTAGGCACTGCTGGGCCTTTGCCTGATTTTTTGGCTGGCTCTTGATCTACCTGTTTGGGTTCTTCGTCTTTGTCTATAGACGGTGCTGGCCCTGACAGACCAGTGATGGTCCGTGCCATATTACTCATGGCTGGTGAAGTGGCAGGTTTAGCCGCCGGAGATGCCACTGGTTTAGGAGCTGACTGTACAGGTTTGGCTGTTGTTTGTTGGTCAGCCGAGGCTCCGGGTATAAGATCTATTACGGGTCTTGAATCAGGTGCACTGGCTGTGTTGGTTGCTGTCTTGCTAGTTGTTTTAGCTGACCGTGCTCCGGTCATCTGTGTCATGGCCTGGGCCAGCCTATCATTGAGACTCTGCACGCGATCTAACTGTGCTTCTATGCTGTCTTTTTCGCTGTCAAGCGTGTCGATTTCTTGGCTTTGTTCGCTGTCGATTTTCATGATCTGCTTGAGCAGTTCGTCTTGACGACTGTTGGAACTACGGATACGTCCAATTTGGTCTTGACTGCGTTCGGTGCTGTCAATTTCTGCACGGGCTAATGCTTCTACGTCACTACGGGCAGCAGGATACTGCGCACGGATTTTTTGTAGTTCTCTGGCTGTCTTTACGTCACCAGCTTCTATATCGTCAGACTTTTTTTTTTCTGAAAGAGGCAGTTCAGCCTGTGTAGGTATGCCAGGCAGTTGTTGTTGAGTATTCAACTGCCATCCCAGTTTCTTCAACACTCGCATGGTTTCATCGCGACTGGGTAGGATGCGATATATGAAATGATTTTTTTGTGCATCATTGGCCAGGCCATCGTAGTAGTCGCTGATCAAGTCAAGGCCACGTTGATCCAGTTTAACATGCTCATCTGGGCTGGAACTGAATTCCAAAGTAACAGTAGGGTAGCCGCCCATGTTGGCTTTGACCAAGCGTTGGAAGTTGGCCACGCCAAGTGCTCGAGGGCCCATTTCGTCTTCATCCATGGGCTCGGGCTCACCTTTGATAAAAGCCTTGAGGCCGGCACCCACATTGGCCAAGGGACCTTTCTTGGCCCGTTGTTGTAGTTGTGCCATTTTTTGTTTGGGATCTTGGATGTCGCCGATGCCTTTTGGTTCGGGTTTGACATAAGCAAACGGATCTTGCTTGCTGGGAACTTGTTGTTCGTTTTTGGGCTGGCGATCCAGCATGATGTCTAGACGCTTCTGCACCAGATCTTCATATTCTTTTTCTAACTTGTCAAGCTCGTCGCCACTGAGTTTTCCGCTTCGTATCTGTGTACGAATATCAGCAGCACGCTGGCTCAAAGGCTCCATTAGATGCGCTTGGGTGCGAGTTATGGTATCATCCAATGCACCTTCGTGCAGTCGTTTTTCATAGCGTGAATCAAACAAATCTATACTAAGCATTATTCTTCATCCAGGTAATCTTGTGACTCGTCGGCCATTCTGCGACGATGTGCAAACATTTCTACTGCCATTTCGGCTTCATCTAGTGTGCCAAAACGTGTGGGCAAACTACGGCCTTGACGACGTATCTCGAATCCCGCATGTTCATCGCCGTGCATTTCGAACACACCGTATTCGGTCTGCAGGGTTTTCACAGCATGAGATTCGGTCTGGCGCTCAGGCGCATCATAAGGACTTTCACCACGTTCATATGCACGATCGCTGGGCAAGTCCTCTTGGTCATCTTCAGGATCACGCAGATGTCTCGATGGATGATCCTTGGCTCGGAGACCGCGATCCTTTTGGTCACGGCTCTTGAGATCTGTGTCTTCACTTTTCTTTTGTTGCACTGTTTTGTCTATGCTTTCTTCGGCCTGCTTGATAAAATCTGTAAATGATCGTTTGACTTTTTCTAACACATCTTCGGCCATGTCGGCTTCCAGCATGGTTTCGTCTGGCTCGGCGCTTTCTGCACCACCAACCAGCTTGCCGGCCATGGGGTTCTTGGGATCAGTTTTGGCTGTCAGCACAGCCACGGTCTTGGGTCGGAAGGTTGGCCCCAGCTGATTTACGTTGCGTTGGTCCTTGTCCAGGCCTTCTTCAAGAATGCGCAGGCGTTCAACTATGCTGTAGATGTCGTTATGGTCGTGTGCCATGCTTCATGCCCTTGCGTCTTTCAAATAACTCTTCAATTGCCACATGTACTTGCCATGACTGCTTTGACGTTCTGCGGCAAAGTTTGCAACATCTTCACGACCTTCGGCAGCGGCAGCATCAAACACTTGCTTGCTCATGTCAATCATGGTCTGGGTATCTGCGAGTAATTCTTCTAACATTAAACGGGCACGGGGAACTTTGGTCTGTCCCTGTATTTGACTCAATTCTTGGAAGCGTTCAAAACTTCCAGGCGCATATTCTTCTGTGGTACGGATGTATTCAGCGATGACGTCTACAGCATCAAAGGCATCTTCGTAGATCTTTGAAAGAAATTTGTGTAACTCACCAAAATCTGGGCCTTCCACGTTCCAATGGAACATGTGTGCTTTCAAATAATAAGCAAATGTTGATGCCAAATAGGTTTTTAACAAATCAGCGAGCACGTGACTTCTTTCCTTTTTTCATGTAGGCGGGAGTATTTGGATACGGATCCGCACTGTTAGAGTATTTACCAGAAAAGAAGCTTCCGCCATTTCTTGTTACGACGCCGCCCAAGGGTTGTGCCACTGGTGCTATGCTGCCGGCTGTGGTCGAAGCCACACTGGCCATTTCTGTAACGAATTCCTGGGCTCTCATGAGTTTATCCTTAGCGTGTTTGAGTCCAATATTGTGGCCGGACCTTGGTCCACCCGGACATTTTGTATTTTCAGCTGGGCCAGATGTGGTTTGACCAACTCCCAATGCAGAACATAATCACCGGGTTCGGCATCGATCTGCAACATTTCTTCCAGATATTCTGTGGTCCAGCGCCAGGTGCGTTCCGCAAACAATTCGTCGTTGACATAAACGCGATATATGGGATTTAATCCTTCCCATTCGCAATCTACATCAGCTAAAACGCTTACAAAATGTCGGCTCATATGGTATTTAGCCAACACAAATTTGCTAAGGCGTAGGGTATCGGATTATGAGTACACCGGGTTGCGCAGACAAGCGATCAAAATAAGTGGGTCCAACGTCTAGATCGTAGCCACCGCCGGCACCGTAGTTCTTGTAGCCAGGACTGTTGTTACCGATACCGTTGGGCCCGAGGCCGCTGCCTCCGGCTGCGTAGTGTCCTGCAACAGGAACAGAATTGGCGCTGATTACCAAAGCGTAGATATATCCATAAGGAGGCACCACAGAATCGGTTGCTGTTCGTATACCTTCGTAGGTAAGAGGTGTGCCTTCAGGCAGAGCCAACATATTGAAGTAGTTGATTACAGGCCAGTTATTGGCGGCGTTGTATGTGCCCGGATCTACAATATTAACTGCGGTAATGTAACCATCGCCATTCAACACTGGGCTATAAACCGCTGGCACATAGCCAATACGTTCTGTGGGATTTACCAGGGTGTTTTGAGCTAACTGTGCTGTGGCTTGATCAACTATGACCGGAGTATCTGGAAATTGATAATCACTGACATAGGGCCATGGTGTTGGTACCACATTGCCGTTGACATACTGAATCGACAGAGGATATCCAGGACCTGTGATGCCTTCAATGTAACTGGCAATGCCTGGGCCACCAGCGCCACCCACACCATCTGCTGTGCCTGTGCCACCTCTGCCACCAGCACCGCCGCCGCCTCCAGGCCCAAACGGAGGATAACCACCTCCAAAAGGTGCTCCACCGTTGTAGCCTTGCCCGGGTGTGCCTGCTCCGCCAACAAAACTTGCAAAATTAAAATGCGTGGTGCCCAGGGTTCCACCTCCACCACCTGACCCACCAACACTGCCGTTACCGTAGAATCCGCCTTGCCCGCCACCAATTGTGGTCATTGACATGAAACTGCTGTTATTGCCGGTGGCACCAATGACCACAGAATAACTGCCTGGATTGATAGTGATGTTGCCGGTCAATGCACCGCCTGCTCCGCCACCGGCCACATAGGCACTGGTAGGAAAAGCCGCTTCACCACCACCAGCTATCAACAAGTATTGCACATTGGCCAGTGAGCCACCTGTGACTGTGAGTGTGCCAGATGATTCAAAGGTGCGAACTGTGTAAGCACCATCAATGTTTGCTGTACCACCTGTGACTGTGATGCTCATACTTTGACTTCTTTTACTGCGCCCACCTGCCAATCAGGCACACCATACTGTGCTCGCATGAGTCTGCGAGCATCTTGCTGATTGGGTGCCGTGACCGTAACATCAATGTAGCCTGTGTAGTTGGGTTGCTGGATACGCACAGGTGCGGTCCATAACTTGTATTTGGGATATATTTCTTGGGCTTTCATCTTCCAGTCCACTTTGCTATCATACTAACATACTGACTACTATAAATGCCAGTGCCACGTCGGGTGCTACGCATACTTCTACGTCCGGGCTCTACAGGAAATGTGTATCGAGTCCACGTATCGTTTTGATCTACTACATTGTCATCTGAACGTGGACGATACTTATCGGTTGGTTCCATAGCATAGCCTAGAACTTCTACTCCTGTAATACTGTTTAACATGATCCACATGGCTTGACCAAATTTGGTCTGTGTTGCCCCGGCTTCTAAGGTAAGTTTGAGTATGGTAAGAGCAATACCATACAAGGCCTTGCCTAACCCTCGATTACGATAGTCAGGATCAACAGCTATAGTTTCTATTATCCAAGTTTTTAATGGATCAAGTGTCGCAGACAGATCTAGTTCGGCAACTAATGTGTCACCGTCAAAGATCATGATTTCCATGAACTCAGGATCTCGTCTGTTTACGGCATAGGAGAATTGGCTTCCACCGGGCAAGGGTTTGGTTTTGGGTTTGTTTGCCATGGGTGCAAGTGTGTCTTTGTCTCCAAAATCACCCTGTGGTATGCGGGCTATTTCCATCATGGCACCTTCATCGGTTCGATGATATTCACTGGCCTGACCATTGGGATCCACATGCCAGGCGTAAAATCGGCTGTAGGGATAATCCTGCTTCAAGCTCAAGAAAGCATTCAAGTTGGGCACTGAATCATCGTACATGATCAGTTTGTCAAAGTGCTCTTTGCCCAACAAATGCTTGAGAATAATTTTTTTCTTTTCTTCTGTGGCCGCTTTGATGGCCAAATTGCCTGCACGATACACATGAACCTTGTCCATGTCTATGCCAAAACGACGGAAGGTATCCAGAAACACATCGCGATCGTTGAAGTCACTTCTGGCTGTGAGCATGATCACTCTGTTGCCTGTAGCTATGTCATGCTTCAACTGTTTTATCATGCCAGGTATAGGTTGGGCCTTGGTATAGAACTCTCGGGCATCCTTGAACTCACCAAAGTCAAACTCTTCACCTGGACCCAGCTTGTAGTGTGTGAAGTCGTGGCTGTTTAATTGTTTAATTACTTTGCCATCCTGTACCACATTGACTCGTGTGTCAGTGTTGACCAAGGTGTCATCAATGTCAAATATGACCAGCTTGCCTGATCCTAGCTCTTGTGCTCTCATTTTTTACGACCTGACTTCATGTTGGCACACCAATGATACATCTTGGCCTTTTCGCCCGAAGAATTTTTAGCACGGGCTCGTAGATCTGTTACACTTCCTGCACAACTGGCACCTGCACGTTTCACACGTCCAGGACGACTTTTGCCTTTCTTTTTACCATCAGCAAAGTTTTCGTTTATAAACTCTTGTGCTCGCATGTTATTTGTCCAACTTGTTTTTGTAAAATACTTTTTCACGCCGTGGACCTGGGGCCTTCAACATAGTGCTGGCCAGTTTAGCCACGGTCATCACAGCACTGTTACT